CGATCACGCCTTCCGGCCTTAAGGGCGCAATGGAAGACAAGATGCTGACGGATGACAAGGGCTTTGTGAGCAACCCTGCTGGTGAGCTTATGAATGCACAGCCACGTAATGCTAACGAAAGAATGTGGCGCAAGTTTGCTGCTGTTAAGCCTCTACGTGAAAGCGTGGAGCAGAAGGACGTTTACATTGATGCCAAGAGCATCAAGGAAAGGGAAGAAGCCCAAAAGGTAATTTCCCAACGTTTCAGACAAGCATTTGCTGCTGGTGATCAGAAAGGGATGGACTCTCTTGCTCAGATGTATTACGACAAGGAAGGTGATCCGTCTGTTCTCTGGAACGACACGGCCTTGCAGAATCAAATTATCCGAAGCAATCAGAGCCAGCGTGATCGGATGACTGGACAGCTACAAGCAACAATGAAAAGCATCAATCGCTACCGCGACATGAACGATGGGAATTAATATGCAACTAAGTTATAATGGAATTAAGTTTCTTCAGGACGAAGAAGGCTTTAGGGCGAAGGCCTACCTAGATGGCGGTGGGGTGCCTACAATTGGCTATGGAACCACTGTGATTAATGGTAAGCCAGTTGAAATGGGAATGACCTGTACTCAGCAGGAAGCGGAGCTATGGATGCAGGCGCATCTTGCAAAGGTTCAAACCTGTGTTAATCAGGGAGTACGTGTTCCACTAAAGCAGGATCAGTTTGATATGCTTTGTAGCTTTGTGTACAACCTTGGTGAGAATGCTTTCTTAAAGAGCACTCTGTTGCGCAAGCTAAACACTGGTGACTACGTAGGTGCCGGTGCTCAGTTTGATCGGTGGGTGTATGACAATGGTAAAGTTGTCAATGGCCTAGTTGGAAGACGTAGGCGAGAACGTTCTCTGTTCGACAAATAAATAAGGGCCCTTTCGGGCCCTTTTCTTTTATCGAAGTCTTACTGCTTCACCTTCTTCCTTATGAAAAGGAACACCAATCCCTTCATCATAAGGGATAACTGCAAGGCGATATGTAAGTTTCCAATGCTCAACGGTTGGCGCTAAACCAATACGTGAGTCACCGGGGTGCTCTTGCTCAAATTGTAAAGAGGGGCGACGCCGCCATACAATAATTCCTCGTTCTTGGCATTCCTTAATATGATTGGCTGCCATCTGAATTAGTTCGGCAGGAGCCGTGCCTCCGATTGCATAAGTTTGGTAGGTGTGTCTACCATTCTCACTTTCAAACCAAGCCATTGCTGGCCCATCAATTTCAAACATAGTTTCCTTTACAGGTCGTAATGTGTAACACCCATACCGGAGTGGACATCTAGCTTACTAGCAGCCTTAACAGCATCTAGGGCTGTGGCTCCTGTAGCCATTGCCCCTGCGGCATAAAGCATCCCTGAGCCAATGGCGTAGAATGGTTGATCTACTAGAATCCAATTAGACGGATTGCTTTCAAACATCCAAATCTTCCCATCGCTAGTGAGAACAATAGCCTCCATGCCTTTGCATTTTGGAGGCTTTGTTGTTTCTGGATTACTAAAATACTCAAGGACAGCAGGGAATGCAGATACAGCCCCTGCTAGTCCAACATAGAAAGGCTTGCCGTCATAGAAAGCAGGATGTTCAAACTTGTGAATCTTATTCTTGAATTTGAATTTCATCCCACTCCTATGAGTGGCTTGCCTATCAGCAGCGATTTGAGTTCTTGTTGCTGCAATGGTGGTCATTTAACTCCCGCAGGAACCACCCTTTCCGGTGTAGTCACAGACATCAATTTCTTCATAGACAATATCCTTATGTTTAATTGCTTCCTCGTAAGGAACACTGGTTAGGGGTTGGCCTCCACGACTTCCATCTGGATAACATGTAAAGCCTCGTAGCCTTGGTGCGTATTTTGCAAGTAGTCCAATAAAGCGTTGCACGTCATTTTCTGAATTTCCTTTCGATCCCCACGATGGTAGGTTGATGGTACTGGAAATTGACATGTCAACGTAATCTTGAATATCTGCTTGGAACTTGATTCGTTTTTCTGGGTCATTGCTTAGATCGAGCGCAGATTGGATTGATTCCGGCTTGATTCCGTATTCATTAATGAGGATGTTAGCTGTTCCGTCAACGACAAACTGGTATTTCCACTTAGTTCCTTCAGTAAGGAATCGACGCTTATAAGCGACTGCAAACAATGGCTCAATGCCGGTTGTAGTGCCAGCAAGGATTCCAATAGAACCGGTGGGGGCAATTGCTCGATATGCAACTGGACGGCTGATATAGAAGCGGTCACAGTGTTCATCAGCGCTTCGCTTAGACTCGTCTCGGTATACAGCAAGCCATTTGTGGAGTTCGTCACTTACTTCATATCCTTCATTTCGTTTAAGGAGCCATTCGTGGATGCCCATGAGGCCCAAACCGAGTCGGCGATTCTTTTCCCTAACCTTATAGACCTTTTCGTATGGGAGGTCGGCCCTAAGTGTACCGCAAACCAAGAATTTGCTTGCAAGCGAAACGACGGATTTGAACTCATCCAAACTTCCAATATTGCCCATATTGATGCTGCCAAGATTACATACGTCAGAATCATCTTCCGACGTAACTTCCGTGCAAGCGTTTCTGAGAGTTTCATTTTGTTTTGCTCCAAAGTTGAAACTGAAACCGGGCTCTCCAGTTTCTAAAGCTTGACGTACATTCTGTTGAAAGACACGGTTGGACGCAAGTCCCTCGGTTAACGAAGCATCGTCGTAGTTAACCGAAATGTTGGTCATATCCAACGGGGCCCATGCATTGAAATTGTTTAGCTTGGCTGCCTTGGTTTCTTCCGTCCAGTTTTTAATTGTAAGGAATTGGTCAATGTCATCATGTCTCCAATTAAGGCTTGCATAAATTGCAGAACGTCGTGATCCCCCCTGCATTACTCCGCGACCCGCTTCGTTAATCATTTGCATCAACGGGATAGGGCCAGAAGATGTACCACCAGTCTTGCTTAGTGGTTTGCCATAACCACGTAGGCGACTGTAGTCTACTCCAATACCACCACCAGTCATAAGGCAGGATACTGAACGCTGCATAACAGCAGCCCATTCCTCACGGGTATCTTCTTCTGCACGAAGTAAGTAGCAATTGTTAAAGTAGCTATGCCCACGGCCGCTGTACCATAAGTACCGTCCGCCTGGAATCATCTTCATTTCAGCAATATATTGCTCTAGTTGATCTCTATCATCTTTGCTCATTAGAGCTTGGGCAGTACCCCAACGTGTACCACAGACATCCTCTACGACAGCATGTGCCCGTTCTGCCCACGTCTCGTCCGGTCGTTGTGCATACTTAAGCTTGAAGATGTTCTCTGAAAACTTGTTACGAAAAATCCCTGTCATGTGTATTTCCAAATCCTTCCATTCCAAATATCTAGTACGTTCGTCTTGGAAATATCAAACATAGATGCCACTGCTCGACTTGACTTCACGCCCTTCAATTCTTTAATCAATTGTACTTGTTCTTCTCGTAGCTTAGATCGAGGGCAAGCCTCTCCATATGCCTGTCTACGTTTATTCACCATATCTTGTGAGTTCTCTGCTGCTGTACCAATACGCAAGTGATAGGGATTGATACAACGAGGAGTATCACAGGTGTGCATCACTACATCACCTTCTTTAGCCTTAGCTGCTAGACGGTGGGCATAGACAGTTTTACCGCCATCCCAAGTTACAGGATAGCCTCCACTGTTAACAGCCCCCATCCACAGAATACATTCATGGAAAGGTTGGTCTATTGGTGTTGTCAATGCAGTCCTCTTCGGCATGATCCGTACTTGGATCAAATTGCTTAATTTCTTTTTCTGCTTCTTTTTCTTCTGCGAGACGTTCTTGGAACCGCTTAGTGCCACGTTCCTTTAACGTCTCTTTTTCTTTATAACTCTTATTCTTCAAGCTGTGCTCGAATTCGGTCTTCATATTCAACAATTCGATCCAAGAAGGCGTCACAAATATCCTGACTTGTCAGATTCAAAAGTTCAACAAGAAGAACCTCATCAAGAGCATGTAGCTTTTCAATCAGTTCTTGCTTATTCATTTACCAGACTTTCTTTCCTTTGTTAATCCCGTTACGAGCACGCTTCCATTTGATGTTCTCAATGTAGCGAATAGGGATGTCAAATTCTTCAGCGAACTTAATTTCCCGTGCCACTCCGCTGCTTTGTTCCCATCCATCCATCTTGAACACAATTAGTTCAGAGGCATGCTTTAGCAAAGCGAAGTCTTGCTCAAGCCAGAAGTCTCCATCCATAATCTTACCACCCATACCAATCACTTCAATGGGATGACTATGGGCAATAGGACAGAAAATCTTATGGCCCTGTCGCATTAG